CGTCATACAGAGTCCCTGGAATCGTGGAAGATCCGAGAAGGGCCGCGAGGGTTAGATCTCTTCTCAATGTCATTCCCACGACCGCGGGAGCGATTGACTGGATCAGAGAAACGGGTTTCACCAACAACGCCGCTGTTGTGGCGGAAGGCGGAGAAAAGCCCGAATCCGCGATCACCTTCGAGAACAAGAGCAACACGATCAAGACGATAGCGCACTGGATACCCGTGACAAAGCAGATCCTTGCCGACGCTCCTGGACTTCAGGCCTATATCGACTCGAAGCTGATCTACGGTCTGTACCTCAAGGAAGACGATGAACTCCTCTACGGAACCGGCGAAGATGGAGACATCCACGGCATCACGACCGACGAAGACGTTCAGACCTACAACTGGTCCGACGGCACGGTCGGAGACACGAAGCTTGACGCCATCAGAAGGGCAATGACAAAAGCCTACCTTGCGTACTACCCAGTCAACGGTATTGTGCTGCATCCAAGCGACTGGGAAGATATCGAGCTTTTGAAATCGTCCGACGGCCTGTATGTATGGGTCAATGTCGTTGTCGGTGGGCAAGAGAGACTCTGGAGAACTCCCGTCGTAGTTTCGGCGGCACTCACACCTGGAACTTTCATCACCGGCGCTTTTGATCTCGGTGCAACGCTCTGGGACAGGCAGGAAGTCTCAATCTCCGTCAGTGGCTCTCACAGTGATTACTTCATCAAAAACAAGCTGGCTATCCTCTGTGAAGAGAGGGTCGAGCTCACTGTCGAAAGACCTGAATCGTTCGTAATAGGCTCGTTTGACTCCGCGCCAGTTGCAGGATCATAAAACCATCGGGGCCGGGAAACCGGCCCTTTCTCTTTGAGGTGTGGAGATGGATTATTCGATACTGATTCCGTTCAAGACTGACGATGGTCATCGCGAGAGTTGTTTTGACTGGCTTCTGGCATACTACGAATCTATATGCCCCGAAGCGGAGATCGTGGTCGGCACGGCGGATGAATGTAACCGATCGAAAATGAGAAACGATGCGGCCTCAAACGCAACAACCGACATATTCATATTCATAGACGCAGACGGTCTCGTCAAGAGAGAAACTATTCTCAAAGCCGTCGAATGCATCAAGGCAGGGCATTCACTCGTGCAACCGAGAGCCGTCAGGTATCTCACCGAGCGGATGACAAAAAGAATCATCCAGTCTCCGTTTGAGTTTCCGCGCCTCGGCAAGTCGGACTTCATAAAACACGAAGCACTGATAGGCGAGTTTTTCGCTGTCTCCAGGCAGACATTCAAGAAGATACGCGGCTGGGATGAAAGTTTCACAGGATGGGGCGGCGAGGATGACGCTTTCAAGTGTGCGATCAGGGCGCTAGTCGGGCCGTTCAAAATACTCGATGATACAGTCTATCATCTCTGGCACGAAAGAACCGAGAATGAAACCAATAAATATGACGGTTGGTGTGAACAAAAACGAAAAGCCGACATGTACATAGCCGCGAGAACGAATCCTCGTTTGATGAGACAGATAATCGGCATATGCAAAACCGACTGCAAAGAATTCTCGATTCTGATTCCGTTTCAGGGTGGCGATCCACACAGAGAGAGAATATTCGACTGGCTGTGCAGATACTACCGTCTGAATTTTCCGGAAGCCGAGCTCGTAATCGGGGAAGACGACACAAAGCAAGTCAACCGCTCGCGCATGAGAAACGACGCTTTCCAGAAAGCAAGCACGGACATTCTCGTCTATATCGACGCGGACGGGCTCGTGAAACCATGCGACCTGAGAGCCGCGATCGACAAAGTCAAGAACGGCGCTGCTATGGTTCAGATGGAGACTGTCTCCTGGTTGAACAAAGAATCGACGTTCAAGATTATCGACGGCAAACCGTACTGGCGGGAGATACTTCCAGGTGAGATTTATGCCACCGAGAGAGTGCTCGGTGAGTTCTTCGCGCTGACTCGCTCGACACACGAGAAAGTCCACGGCTGGGACGAGAGATTTCAGGGCTGGGGCGGAGAAGATCAGGCGTTTAGATATGCTGTCATGGCTTTGGCTGGGAAGATTGAAAAACTACCATCGACTGTCTATCATATCTGGCATCCCAGGACTGTGAACGAGACTCCGAAACACAAGCAGTTCAAATACAACAGAGAATTGCGGGACAGATATGTGTCTGCCGAGAACGACAAAAAGAGAATGCTCTCGATCATAGCCGAAAGAACCGGCCCACAGATGGGGAAGATAGACTTCTATGCTCCCGCTCCGCATTACTTCGACCATCTTGAGCCGATATACCGCGCGTTGAGCGAAGAGTACCGCGGCCAGTTTTTCATAGAATCTGGCATTATTGAATACGCGAAAAAGAAGCTCAGAAACGTACTCGCCATGAGTTCCAGAAGCAAGCTGATAGAAAAGCTCAAGAAAAATATAGGGCTGCTCGTAGTCGCCGGGATCGAAGATGTAAAGGTTGCGACCGACGCGGGAAGAATCCCCGTCCTCGTCGATCACGGCTCGGGTCAGACATACATAGACTCGAAGAACGGTTCATACGCTGGAGGTCAGAAGAGAGAAAACGTCACTCTGTTTATTGTGCCGAACGAATGGTCGGCAAAGTCAAATAGAGCGGCATATCCCGATACACCCGTAGAGATTGTGGGTTGTCCGAAACTCGATCGCTGGCACAACGAAGAGCCCAAAGAGAGAAGCAAGAAACCGGTCGTCTGCGTCTCCTTCCACTGGAGCTGTGAGATTTCACAGGAGACACGCGGGGGATTCCACTATTTCAAGGACGTTCTTCCGGAGCTGGCAAAGTCCGAAGAATTTGAACTCGTCGGTCACGCTCACCCGAACCTCGCAAAATTTGCCTATCCTTTCTACCACAAGCACAGGATCAGGATTCTTCCGACTTTCGACGATGTCCTCAATGAAGCCGACGTTTACATAATCGATAATTCATCGACCCTGTACGAGTTCGCGGATCTCGATCGTCCGGTCGTCGTTTTGAACCCTCCGTGGTTCAGGCGGGACGTTCATCATGGGCTGCGATTCTGGGAATGCGCCGATGTCGGTGTTAACTGCGACAAACCGGAAAACTTGAAAGACGCGATACTGAAAGCTCTGGAAGATCTGCAAGAGATAGCTCAAAGGCGACGCGAAATCATGAAACAAGTCTATCCGCACAAAGGGAACAGCTCAAAGCTGGCGGCGCTGGCAATAGAAAGGCGCTGGAAAGAACTGTTTGAGAGGAGGGGAGAAATGGTGAAGGCCAGAGTAGAAAGAGCGTTCATCCACGAAGGAAGAATAGTGAGACCCGGCGAGATTGTGGAGATGTCGAACAGCAGAGCCGAGAGCTTGGAAAAGAAGAGACTGGTTACATACATTCCCACGCTCGAAGTGCCGGAAAACAAGCTGGCGGCCCCACCGGAATCTAAGCCGGTTGAACCCGAAGAACCAAAGCTCGAAGTCCTCGAGGACAAGAAAGAACCTATCAAGGGATATGTCTGTGATGTCTGTGACCGGGGCTTCTATTCTCTGAATGGCCTGAAATCCCACCAGAGACAGGCGCACCCTAAGAAGAAGGGATGATCATGGCTACCGCCGTAAAGGACAGACTGACAGTAACTCTCGTGGAAATGAAAAACTATCTTCGTGTCTCGCATTCTGAGGACGACGCTTTCATAACCGATTTGATAGTAGCCGCGAAGGAAGACGCAGACAACTATCTCAACAATCCTTTTGAAGACGGCGAAGAAGAACTGGACATTCCCATGACTATCAAACGATGGGTGATGGGGAGAGTCGCGAGAATGTACGAACGAAGAGTCGAAGGTGTCTCTTCCGAGAGTATATCTAGCCTGAACTCCGTCTCGTGGGGCAAAGAGGAATACTCCGCAATAGCGCAATACCGAATCAACCCGGGGCTGTGATCCTATGAACTTCAATCAGAGAATCAAGATACAGAAGCGCACAATCGTCCGCGGAGCGATGGGAAACACCGAGACCTGGAGCGATATCCAAACTGTCTGGGGCATGGTCGTGCCGATGTCTGTGAATGGAATGGCCGCGTATTCTCAGATAGGAAAAACCGATGTCACGCACAAAATGGTTTTCAGATCGCCTGTGACTCTCAACCTATCCGAATATCGTTTTGTGCATGACTCTCAGAACTTCGTTCCTATCGAACCACCACAAGACCCGGACATGACGGAAAAATACACGACGATTCTAGTCAGGAAGGTGTAATCATGGACAGAAAAGCCAGAGTGGGTTTCAAATCATACACGAATAACGTTGTCGAGTCGATTGACGACGTAGCGGCCAAGAGGATGTGGGAGGCTTTGAACTACGTTCGCTCGGTCACGGTAGAAACTCTCTCTGGTGTCAGACACGGCAAAACGGCGAAAGTCCCCGGCACGAACAAGACCTATATTCAATCGGCTCCCGGCGAACCACCGGCAGTCATGCTCGGAGACTTGAGACGGAGCATAAAAATCAGAGTGGAATCAAAGCGCACTACATTGATCGGCTACGTGGGTTCAGAGTTAGAAAAAGCTCCGAAACTCGAATTTGGAAAAGGGGCATTGAAACCCAGACCGTATCTAAGGCCGTCGTTCCAGAAGGCCAGACCGAGAGTAGAACAGATCATGAGCAGGAGGTGGTTCGATGGACACGGAAAGAGCGATTCTTACGGCGATATACACACACCTGGCGAATGACACGCAGCTCTCTGCTATCTGTTCCGGTGTTCGCCTCGGTCTAGTGTGGGCGAAGAAAGACGAAACGTTTCCGTACTTCGTCCACAGACTTCATACATATGCCCGCTCAGACGTGATTTTCACCGGAGACTACTATCTTGACTTCTGGGACTTCAGAGACACGGCGGCAAAGATCTACGATATTCGGGAAAGAGTAATCACGCTGCTGGATAAAGCATACATAGTGGTGAACGGGGACACTTACAGCGTCGTGCGATCGGACGGTGAGATGAGCGGCGATCTTATTGTCGCGCGCCTCTGGCTTGCAACCGGCTGGTTGATACCCGAAGACACAGAGGGTATCTGGCACTATGCTTCAGTGTTCACAATGCGTTTCACACGCTCGCTTACGGAAATCACTAACTTAACTTAGCAAAGGAGGAAACCACATGAAGGGTAGAACTGGTTTTACAGCCGAGACGGCAGACCGATTGATCGTCGATGCTGCGCAGGTCGTT